ACGGTCATCACGGTCATCGACACCTGCCACCACCTCCTCCGCCACCCCGAGTCCCGCAACCTCATCGCCTGCGCCACCCTCGACCTTGCCCGCAAGCTCGTCGGCGAGATCCGCGACCGGCTCAACGGCGACCTGGAGATTCTCCCCGGCCTCTTCATCCCGGTCCGCGAGGCGTTCCCCTGGCTTGCCCTCCAGGGCGACATGCGCAAGTCTGGCCCCTGCGACCAGTTCAACATCAACGGGCGAGCAGGCAAGGGCCGCGAGCCCTCGGTCTTCGCCGCATCGGTCGAGTCCAACCTCGCGGGCAACCACCCCACGCGCGCCGTCATCGACGACCCCGCCAACGAGCAGAACTCCCGCACCTACACCCGACGCCAGAAGGTCATCGACTTCATCGAGGCGCTTGAGCCGCTGATGTATTCGCCCAACTCGCCGATCAACCACATCGGCACCCCGTGGGCCTTCCAGGACGTGACCGCCTTCCTTGCCCGCCGCGACGACTGGTCACAGTTTCGCTTCGGCGTATGGGACGGCGAGGGCGAAGGCGAGGGACCCGGCCCCAACGGCAAGTGGCCGCTCTGCCCATCCTTCCTGACCGCCGACGAGATCATCGAGAAGCAGACAGCGCTGACCCGGACGTTTTTCTCCGCACAGTATCTATGTGAGCCCGTCCCAGCTGAGGAGGCCATCTTCGAGCCCGAGCTGGTCGCTGCCGCAACCGACTCCGGCCTGAGCCTCGACAACCTGCCCAACGGCCCCGAGATCCTGCTCTACGATCCAGTCGCCCGCATCGACGGCACCGTAGGCGATCTCAACGGCATCGTCATCGTCCGCGTGCTCACCGCCGCCGCGCTCAAGCTCAAAGGCTACGCGCCCGACCGCAACATCTTCGTGCCCGTCCGCGCGCTGGAGATTCCCGGCGGTGCCGACGCTGCCGCCTGCTGGATCGAGGACATCGGCGCTAAGAAGCACCCGCTGCTGAAGAGCATCTGGATCGAGAAGGTTGCATCGCAATCGCTCTTTGCCCCCTGGCTCGAAGAGCGCGGCAAGCTCAAGGGTATCCGCATCCGCGGCCAGAAGATCGGCAACGCGTCGCTCCCGTTCAGGCTGATGAGTTTGCAGACCGCAATGCGGAAGGGCTACCTCATATTGCCTAACGAGTTCCCCGGCAGAGACATCCTCGTGCAGCGCCTCATTGAATACCCGCTGTCCAACTCGGATGACCTGCTCTCAGCGCTTGCACTTCTTGCTACTATGGTCGAGCGGCGCGGCCCGTTGCCCGGCTTCGAGGAAGCGCCCAACCCCAACCGAGATTCAATGAAGGTTTGGACCACGAATGATCGAGTCTCTTGGCCTAATTGGTAAGCCCTACAAGCTGGACGACGACATGGCCAAGGCGCTGCACGCGCTGCTGCAAAGCGCGGCAGACTCGCTGCGCGAGCCACTGTCTGGCAACGAGAGGCTGATCGCCGACATCTACACTGGCCGCGACCCGCTCGGCGGCGTCGGCCAGCTCGTCATCGGTGAGCAGGGCATCCCGGCCCGCTTCATCCCCGAGGCTCTGTCCGTCGGCTCCTGGCGTCCACCCGAGACCACGGCCAACCTGTTCCTCTCACGCATCCGGCAGATCGTCAGCAACCTGACGCCGGGCGTCCCGTCGTTCCGCGCAAAGGCGCGAGTGTCCGGCGCGGCCCACTTGGCCGACAAGCAGAACCAGATCACGCGGATCATGACCGACCACGGCGACCTGCGCGCTGCAATGCGCAAGGCTGCCTTCCTCGGTCTGGTGTCGCCCTACTTTGCGGTCAAGGTTTGCTACGACCCGAGCGAGAAGGTCGCATACAACCGAGTCAAGTATCACGCGATCGAGCCACGCGACTGCGGCTACGAGCCGTTCCACCGCCGGTTCACGTGGCACAGCTACGACATGCAGTGGGCCGACCTCCCCGAAGCGTGGGAACCCCCCTACGACGAGACTGACGAGCCCAAGGACTGGGAGGTCGTCCGCGTCACCGAGGTCTACCACGAGAACTTCGGCGAGAAGCGCGGCAAGGGTTGCCCGATGTCCATCTTCGTCGAGCGCAACCGCAAGAGCCGCCCCGACGAGATGCGTCTCGGCAGCTACCGCGAAGAGGAAGTCCCGTTCGGCGAATACGTCACCACCGAGACAATCCCCGCTTGCCCTCTGATCATCGGCAACTTCCTCGACCCAGCGCCGGGCGAGGACATCCCTGCCGCCGAGGTGCTCTCGTGGATTCCGCTCATGCGCATGATCGTGCAGACGCTGGTGCAGATCGACCGCGAGGTGCGCACCAGCAACAACACGATCCTCTACGACAAGAACGCGATCAGCGACGAAGCCATCCAAGCGGTGCGCAACGTCGTCCCCGGCGGCACTGTGTTCTTGGGCGTCGACGCGGACGACAACACGCGCGGCGTCAACGCCACGATGCGCCCGGTCGAGCAGAGCAGCGTCCTCAACGAATACCTGGGCGCGCTGCAAACCTACATGCGCCTGTTCGACGACGTGACCGGCGTGTCGCCCAGCGACCGTGGCATGGCGACCAACCCGCGCAAGTCGGCCACCGAAGCTGCCGCCATCACCGACGCAGCCAGCAAGCGCAACCAGGACCGCCTCGAAGTCATGGCGGGCATGTGGACCAAGATTGCGCAGATCGGCTTCAAGTATCAGCGCAAGATCTTCGGCGATCGCATCGAGATCCCGCTGGCAAACGGCGTCGTCCGCACTGTCTCTGTGCCGGACCCGATGGTGGCCTGCTTCTCGTTCGACGTGGACCCCGTCGAGCTTGGCCACCTCTCCAACGCGGGCGACATCCAGGCGCTGATGCAGTGGCTCACGGTCACCACCAACGCGCAGCAGGCATTCCAGGGCGGCATCCCGCGCATGACGCGCGAGGCGCTGCGTCGCCTGGGCAACGCGATGGGCATCGAGGACGCCGACATCTTCCTCGACGCGCCGACGATCGAGCTTGGCCCCGAGGAGCGCTACATCCGCTTCCTGCAAACGCAGCAGCCGATCCCGGTGTTCGAGGACGACCAGCACGACATGTATCTGGGCTACTACAACAAGATGCTCCAGTTGACGGTCGAGCGCGGCATGGACGAGTATCAGGTCCTCGGCCTGCGCCAAGCGATGGACATGCACTCGCTGTTCGCCGCGCGTCGGCAGGAGGTCATCCAGGCCCAGAACGCGGCGCAGGTCATCCCGGGCATCGGCGCAGGACCTGGAGAGGTAGACAACAACATGCAGGCCGCACTCGCCGTCAACGGCGTCCCGCAGGCGATGCCGCAGGGCGGCATGGGAGCACCCGGTTACTGATGAACTACCCCTACACCTGCCCCGACTGTGGGCCGTTTGACGTTGAGAAGCCGATGAGCGCAGCCCAGGAGCCGGGCATTTGTCCCGACTGCGGGGCCGCGATCACGGAACAGGACTTTGGCTGCAAGGGAGTTGGCGGTTACGTATCTACGGAAGCCAACTGGTCTGGCGGCAAAATCATCCCCCGGCTCGGAGCTGGTCATCCCGACCGCTACGTGACCTCCGAGCGCCAGATGGCGCGGGTCTACCGTAAGCACGGGATCAACATGGATACGGGGAACTTTGTATCTGCGGAGGCCCAGATCAAGGCCACCGTGCCCCGAAAGCGCCGCACTGGGCAAACGCCGGGTGTGGTAACCAATGTGGACGTTGACTAGTCCGCATAAACTGTGCTACCGTATTAGTGGGTAGCCGGACAATCTGAACGAGCCGAGAGGTAAGCGTGACTGAGCAATCCGATTCCCAAGCAACTCCAGAGGAACAGCCGACTGTAGGTCACAGCAAGGAGCCGACGGTAAACCTTGCTGATGAAGCAGCGCGAGCGGCGTCTAACCACGCGCCACCAAAGGAGAAGATCCGTTCTTTGGACGACCTCGATGTGGACGGAGAAATCCGGTCGCAGATCGAATCCTACGTGAGCAAGGCGATCAACGAGGCAGTATCGAGGCACGACGAGCGCCAGCAGAAGAAGCTGTCTGACGACGGTTACATGAACCGCAGCCAGATCGAGCAGCTGCTGGCCGAGAAAGACGCCACATATCGGCGCAGCGAGGAGGCCAAGGAGCGCTTCCTCAGTGTGTTGGGGTCAGAGGGGCTTCATCCCGGTTCTGAGGGCTACAAGAAGGTGCAGGACACCTACTTCAACCACGTCAGAGACGGCAAGATCACTCAAGAGATCCTTCTCACTGAGGCTGGCATCCGCACTCTCGTTGCGATGTCCGGTGTGTCGGGGTCTTCCTCGGCAGGACCGCGCTCTGGCCTGACTCGATCTGCGCCTACACCTGACGGTTCCACCGCGTGGGCCGACGGGAGCGTGCAGTTGAACACCGCCAACAACTCGCAGAGGGAAACGCTGCTCGACCGGGCGCGCCGTGCCGTTGAAAGGTCGGTTGACTCCACCCGCTGACAACCCTTTGACCGATGGCAATCCCTACCTACACGCAGACGCTCGACAACATGGTGTCCACCGCCCTGGACACCTACTCGACCGATCCCGTCAACTGCCTCACCGACTCTGGTGAGAAGTTCCTCACCGCTGCCGCCCAGATGGGCCGCCTCTTCATCGTCAACGATGCGGAAGCGGTGCGTCACCCCATGCGCTACGAGGATGCGGGCAACCCGATGGGCAAGAACGCGCTCTACAAGCCCGACATCACCAGCGGCACGCCAAGCGTCAACGTGCTCACCGACACGGCGGCTGAGATCCTGACGCTGTCGCGCTTCCACCTGCAAGCGGCGACGCGGAACATCAACTTCCCGCAGTCGCAGCCGCCGGGCAACCTGATCGACTACGTGTCGTCGGTCGTGCGCGCCAACATGATGACGGTGATGAACCAGGAGGAATACCTGTTCCTCCTGGGCAAGCAGCCGGGCACCGTGAACTCGGCCCCGGAACTCCGCGCTGCGGCGTTTGGTGACTCCGATCCTGCAATTGCGGACGGCTACCCTGCGTCGCTTCCGGCCATCATGTCGATGGGCACTGCGAACCTTGGTTTTGGTGTCAACAACACCACGACCGCCAAGTCGTTCGCGGGCATCAAGGTCTCCGACATCCCGAACTGGGCTCCGAAGTTCTTCTCGATCAAGACGCGCGGCGAAGTCACCTCTGGCCCGAGCGTGCCCGCGACGCACGAAGTGGCGCTGTCTGCGGTGACCGGCGACGACATGTTCGGGACGATCCAGAACGCGATCCTGGTCTCGACCTACTCGGAAACCGAGCGCCCGACGCACCTCTACACGTCGATCCAGGTGTTCGAGCGGTTCCTCCAGCTGCTGCGCGCTGAGGCGGCTCTGCCCGATCCGGTCATGGCCAACATGGGTAAGACGGGAACCATCCCGTTTGCCGGGATCACGATCGACTGGTCGCGCTACCTGAACGCGTCTGTCGACTGGGTTCCTGGTGTGGTCACCACGGGCTACGAGCATCACCCGCTCCTCGGCATCAACTGGAACTCGCTGCGTCTCAACACGGTCCGCGCTGGCGGCATCGGCAACGAGAGCATCGGCTTCATCCAGCAGATCGGTGGCCTCCAGCCGCACCCGATGAAGACCAACCTCTTCAAGCGCATCGAGTGGAAGCGCTGCTGGTCGGTCGACAACGGGCGTCGCTCGTTCTTCTCGATCTTCGGCATCAAGGCCTGATCCTTGCGACACGCCTAGAGCTACGTAGCCGCCTCAAGCGGCGTCTAGGTCTGGGCGTCGTCTCGTCTGTCGAGGACGAACGACTCTCTGAGGCCATCAACTCCGGCATCTCTCGGGCCTTGTCCGACGGGGTGCCGGGGATGGTGCGCGTCACGATGACGGCACGGGTGTTCGGCGACATTGCGCTGACATCCGTGACCGTCACTCAATACAGCCAGGAGATCACAACTGCTGGCTCACATCTTCAGCAGAACCACATCGCTCCCGGCGACATCCTAGTTGTCGTCGAAGCGGACGGGACTGAGCACAAGTTCCTGATCGCCAACGTGCATGGCAACCACTCAGTGCACATCGGCGCGCCCGCAGCGCAGTCCATCACGGGCGGCAGCAGCTCCTACATCAAGCGTCGCTCGCTGCACCTCCCGAGCAGCGGCCAAGTCATCCGCGTCATCGGCGTTGAGCGCCACCGCCGCGCTGAGCTTGTCTACGATCCGCTGGCCGCAGCGACGGTCATCTACGAGACTGGCGAGCCGAGATACTTCGAGCAGCGGTTCGACGAGTTTGCGCCCGACGAGAGCATGGTCGTGCTCTACCCAGCGCCCGACAGCGACCGCGAGTTCGTCGTTCAGCAGAGCGGCGCGAAGCTGCGGCTGACAACGGACAGCGACGAGCTGAACTTCACCGAGGAAGTGCTCGACGCCATCCTCGAACGCGCTCGCGACTGCTACTTGGTCTGGTCTGGCGCGGCGAACCAGAACGATCACTACGGTTCGACGCGTGCGCTTCGCGACGTATCTGACTCGCTGAAGAACTCCGCCAACGCGGTGCAGATCCACACCAAGATATGAGCTGCACCTGCGACACCAAGTGCTGTTGCACCGACAGCGTGAACGGGATGCGCGGCAGCGTGCACCCCGACTACATCCGCTCGCAGTCGATCGACATCACGACGGACGGCGTCACGACCGCCGCGTCGCGTGTCGTCGTTGACCTGTCGTGTCACATCATCAGCATTGACATCTCGCTGGTCTGCCTTGCGACCACTGTCGACGGCAGCGGCGAGATCTCGGTCGCCGAGCCAACGTCGGTCGACTCCGTCATCCGCTCGGCAACGCCGGTCAGCATCTCGCTGTTCACCGTCGCCAAGATCGAGGACGACGCTGCCCTCGCAGCTGGCCGCTTCCTTGAGCAGCCGACCGATGACCAGAACCGCGTCTACATCAGCACCTGCTCGCTGACGCCGCACGCGCCCAACTGGCAAAGCCACCCCGACATGTTCGGCTATTTTGCTGACGGCGGGCTGTTTGCCGAGATAAATGCGCCCAGCGACTACTACGGCGTCCGCATCGTTGTCCGCTACGTCCAGCGCACCGAGTTCCCACCGGCCTACTACGACCCGATCCAGCTGCTATTGAACCGCTGGCGCTGTGCGCGCGGCGACGAGGTCGAGTTCCTCGAAGGTTTCTACACCGGCAGCAACCTGTTCTTCGAGGAGATCGCGGGCGGTAGCTCAGGTGGCACCACGACCTACATCAGCGCACCGCTCGCCTGGACCGGCGACGATCCACAGGGCACCAACGGCGGCCTGCCTCCGCCTGGGGGCGACGACCCGTAGCCATGCCCGACAAGCTACCTACACGCATCGACGAGCTGCCGCTCGATCGCCGCATCTCGGGCAGCGCTCGCGGCATGTCGCGCGATCCGCAGCTGCCCGCGATCTTTGAGCGCCGCGAGGTTGACCCGGTTGCGCCACACTTCAAGCGGCGCACGGGATCGCTCCGCGATTCGAGTGTCAGCCCCAACCTGCTTGGCCTCACAGTCGACTCCGAAGGCGCGGTTGCGTCGGTTGACTACGACTTCAGCAGCGACATCGCCGACTGGACGGTCACCGGAACGGTGCACATTCCGGCGATTCAGCAGCAGCCCGCGAACGACGAGACGCGCATCCTGCGGATCGACAACTTCGAGCTGTTCGTGTTCTACCAAGCGTCGCTCGATCTGGTTCGGCTGTCGCTACGCACCATCGCAGGGACCTCGGTGTTTGAATCCGCATCCTTCGACTCGACCACGAGCCGAACCCTGCACTACTCCATTACCACCACGCAACCGACCGGCTCTGCCGACACCACGTTTGTAGTCTGGGAGTGGGGCACGTCACCTGGGGCGGGCCAATCCACCACTCGAAACGTGTCAGCCCGAGATGGTCTGGTAGAGTTCTTCGGAGTGTCAGTTAGCTAGGAGACATCATGGCCGCACCTGTTCATCCTCACGGCGTTACCGGTGACCGCAGTGACCCTGCAACACATGCCGCCATTTCGGTTGCGGGAACTGACTTTCCACCAACGCGTGGAATCATCTTTCCGGTCGACCCAACTGGCTTGGTTATGAAGATGGCTGGCGACGGTTCGCTTGTCGCATTTGTCGACGGCTCGTTCAAGGCAGGCGTGCTGTATCCAGTTAGCATCACGCAGGTTTCATACACTGGCGTCGTCCTGCTGTGGTGACCTATGCGCATCGGCATAGGCACCTGCGTGACTATTGGTAGTCAGGACCCGCGCAGCTGGCCCACCTCGGGTCCGCTGTCGGCCTATGCCATCGGAGACAGCAACGTCGCGGCCTACCTGGGCCAAGACGCAATCATGGACTTTATCACCTCGACCTACGCCGAGGTGACTGTCGCCTTCCCGTCGCACACCATTGAGCAGCAGCACAACACTTGGAAGTCGTTGATGGGCACGGTGCCTGGCACGATCAAGTGGGCCGTCATTCAGGTCGGACTCAACGATCTCAACCCAGTTGAGCCCTCGGCAGTGCCCGCTCTTGCGCGCCTGCAAGATCTTGTGGACGAGGTGCAGCTCGACGCAGGTCCCAACGGCGTCGTCCTCGTCGCCTCGCTCACGCCCTGCCGCTCCTTCTTGCTCTCTTACTTCGGCGCAACCGAGGGTGCAGTTGCTTACCAGAAGTGGCTCGACATGAATGAGGGCATCGCCGGGCTGGGCAGCAACCCGATCACCAACGTAGACGGTCGCGTCACTGCACACGAAGCCTTGCTCAACGACGGCAACGGCAACTTAGCCAAGGGCTACGACGTTGGCGACGGGTTGCACACAACGAACGCAGCTAGGTCCATCAACGCGCAGGAGTGGGTCAACGCCCTCGACGCGCTCGGGGTGACGGTATGAGAATCGCGCTTGGCACCGCTATCACCAACTTCAACTACCCGCTTTCGGTTGACCCGATCGCTGCGCTCTTCAAGAACGGCGAAGAGGGCGCATGGTATGACCCGTCCGATCTGACGACGCTTTATCAGGATGCCAACGGATTCACGCCGGTCACCGGCACTGGTCAGCCTGTCGGGCTCATGCTCGACAAGAGCAAGGGGCTGACGCTCGGTAGTGAGCTGTTCTCAGACTTTGCAACTGAGGGGCTCTGGACAGACAACGGCAACGGGAGCTGGTCAATAACTAACGCAGCCAGCATTACCGATCTTAGATCAGCTACGCTAGGCGTGACTGGCAAAAGATACCGGATAGAAATCACGTTTACTGTTTCTTCTGGGTTGGTAGCTGTTTACCCGCTAAACACTTCACCATACTCCGTTTCTTCCGGGCAAACCAAAGTGGTTTTCACAGAAGCAAACTACGGAGTTATCAGTGACCAACTTTGGATTCGAGCGGCAGCCGGGACTACGGCAACCGTCTCAAACATCTCCGTCAAAGAACTCCCCGGCAACCACGCCACGCAGGCCACCTCCACCGCACGGCCTACGCTTCAGACTCAGCAAGTAGTAGGGACCCTGGGTCCAGAAGTAGTCACAAACGGCACCTTTGACACAGATACTTGGTGGATCAAATCTCCTTCGATTGCTATTTCCGGAGGAATTGCAAGCTACCCAGGGGTCACCGCCAACAATGGTATATACAAGACCCTGCTGCTAGAAACCGGAAAGGCGTATCGCGTAGAGTTTGAGATAAAGTCAATCTCTGCGGGAGCAATAGCGGTCGGCGTAGGAAGCGGCAATGTTGCGGGCACCTTTTCAACGGTCGGCGTCCACAGCTGCTTTGAGACTGCTACAAATCAAAGCCTGACGTTCTTCTCGGTCGGTGCAACCACAACAGCCACCATCGACAACGTCTCCGTCAAAGAAGTCCTCACCTGGGCCGACCCCAAGTATTACTTGGACTTTGATGGGGTGGATGACTTTATGAAGTCGTCATCCTTTACTGCGCTTTCGCAGCCGATATCC